GTGAGGCTGCCTCCCACCTGTCCCGCGTTAAGGATCGGGATGTAATCCCGTTCTAAGTTTGGATCGAAGCTCATGTGAGTGATCGTTTCTTTTTCGCCCCACCCGCCTGCCATCCGAGCCACCGCTTTTGCTTCGCTGTGGGCGCATGGCCTTGCAAGGTGGGGTTCTTCTCGCGGAGAATCGACTTTGCTTTCTCCGAGGAAAAGGCGACCTTGCCTTTCTTTTTGACTACATACTTTTTACCCTGCCTCTTAATCATGGTTAGGGATTGGTAAGGTAAACGAAGGCGACCGCCGAACCCGTGGCATTGGTTCCCGAAACCGTAAGCGATCCCGACGTGAGAACCGTGGCGAATGCGATGCCCGTTCCCGCTATCAGTTGTCCGAGAGATCCCGAGGTTGCAACTGTGGCGACTGTCGTGCCCCCGCTCTTGAACGTGAGCGTTGTAGCCGTTCCCGAAACTGTCGTGGCCGCCGAGACCCCGACGATCGTCGCGTTGATCGGGGGAAGGTTAGTGCTGAAGACGCTCGCAACCTGCGTTCCCGACGGATACACGACAAGCGTGAGATAATTCGTCCCGACGCCATCGAGAACCCATGTGGGTGCTGCCGACGTGCCGGTATTCACGAATAGGGTATTCGGGGCTACCCCGTTTTTCTGGATCATTAAACAGCCGACTTGGAAGACGTTCGCGGTCGTGGGAGGCGTTCCCGTGCATTCCGCGAGCGTTGCAAGCTGCGATGAATCCGTAACCGCGATCCAAAGGTTTGAATTGAAGGGAGACTCAGTGTAGAGGCCGGCTCCCGTGTTTGGTGCGTATGGTGCTGACATGTTATTTAGTCGATACCGAATGAAGATGTGCCATCTTTATCCAGCGTTCTATATTTTCTTTATTTTTCAGCACAGCCTCGTTTGAATAGTGGATGGGGATATAGCCTACCGCGAGCAGCATGTGGTTTTTTTCGGAGTCTTGGGGATGCCCGTCGATCTCCACCGCATACTTCCCGATAATGAAGTCTATCTCGCGTCCGCCCACTTTCTGCTTGTACTGGAACGGGATTTTATTTTTTTTCAGCAGTTCCGCGAAGACCCGTTCAGCATGCGTGGAACTTCTTTTAAACAAATTGAACCTCATTTCTTTCTATTTTTATATGTGTCGGTTTTTTCATGGCACTCCTTGCAAAGCGTTCGCCCATTATCAATCGCAAAACGGAGTTCGGGGTAAAGTGAAAAAGGTTTGATGTGGTCGGCTTCCAACTTTCCACCTATCTTTCCGCAGAATCTACAAGTATATTTATCTCTCGTAAAAACTGCTTTTCGCCAGAGTCTGTATTCTTCCGAATTTCTTATCTGAACATTAATCGGAGTAATACCACCCTTCCAATTCCAATGCCTTTCTCCTTTTGGCATATTGGCTACTTTGGGATGAGGTTTTCCCCTTCTAGATTCGCTCATGCGCTTTCTAGCTTCAAGAGAATATTTCATCCCTTTATGAGCCAACGATATTTTACGCTTTGTTTCCTCGGAAGTTTTATGCCCGTGAACTGAATTTCCGAGTGGTTTATGTCCTTTTTGAAACCTGGCCATATAACAATTATATCGTCACCGCCTTTAATTACCTAGCTCGGACGACAGAGCTTCGGCCAAGTGGCGCCGGTTTTCGAACCGGCAAACGCTTATCACAAGTAAGATTTTAAAGTTTACTGCTACGCCTCATGTTAGTTCGTGCCGACGGACCACATGATATTCCTTACATCGTTGAACCCGAATGCGAAATCGTAGCCAGCCGAGTACTTGATCTCCTTCGTGTCGTAATCGACAAATTGGGGATCGAGCACGAGGGGCATTCCCTCCTTGTACTGAAGGCCGAACTTGGGTCCGATCTTCGAGGAGTCGATGGCTCCCCACGCCGTATCCGACGTGAGGTAAGGGATCGGGATGATGTCGTACGTCGTCGCAATGCTGCCATCGCGGTTCGGCGTGCCGGGCAATTCCCGTCTCTCGATTGATTTCAGCACCTCTTGTGCGCGGAAATGAACGGAGCTGTTCTTCTTGCAGATCACCTTGTCTGGCGTGATGTCCAAGATTTCACCGATCCCGCCGAGGACGGCTTGGGCGGTTTTTAAGGCCGCTTTCCATCCGGCGTAATCGAAGTGAAGATCAGCTGTCGTACCATCGGAAATCTGGTTTGACCAGTTGGTGCCCAACTTTGTTAATTCTTTTTCAAGAATGAGAAGACATTTCTGCTTCTCTCATCGCATCTCTGCGATGGTCAGACTATATTTTGATAGAATCGCTTATGAAGTTTGCTGTCCATCATCTTTTCTATCTCTTCTCTTTGAGGAACCTTATACTCCAACGATTTTGGAATATATTTTAGATTGGGAGCGATAACGGTATCCCAGAATGTGAGCCGATCTATTGCTTTGAGATATAGCCAGTAATAGACTTTTTCGTTCGCTTTGTGAAACTTCTTTCTCACATTAAAGCGAAGATGAAATCTGTCATTGAGTACCTTTTGCATGTACTGATGCTCAATTTCCGAGAATCCGTTGGAATGTATCTGGAATTTTATCCCCTCGGAGTCATCCAAACATCCGTCATCCAAATACCAGAGAAGAATACCGAGCGGAGTTATATTCTTCATGGCAAATTCATTCATCCGTTTTATGCCATCGGGATAAAATCGCATCCTTAATTTTTTATATTCAGGATGGACTTTCGTCGAAAGGACATAAAGCGGTTTTTTGCCAAAAGAATTATCTCGCTTCGTCTCTACGGTAATGTGGCAAGATGTCAGATTTTCGAGGATTGATTTCTTTACTTCGAGATAATCCTCATGGATACACGAAGCTTGGAAAAATCCTCCTCTCCTTACGGTGCCATCTCCCAGAGTCATTCCTATTATTGCTCCCATGAAATCCTGATGAGCAATTTTTTTGAGGTTCATTTTTAGTCGTTAAACGCAATATACTGTTGCGCTTGGTATTTTCCACATGAAGTGGGTTTTCACCAAATTTAGAAGATTTATAGACGGCTGCACTGCGTAACCGTCTTCCCGGGTGTGAGCGCTCGATTCAAAGGCCACCACGTCGCCGCCGCTGTTCGTGACGGTGAACGCCGTCTGGCCCGTGCCGTCGGAATACGACGTTGAGGTCGGATTCACGACGACGTTCGCAAGCACCTGCTCACGGAACCGGATCGAGTCGTTCTTCAATTCCACTACAAGAGATTCGAGTCTGCGAGCTTGGAGGCCATATCGCCACATCGGACGCGTGATCCGCAACATTCCGCTGAAGAATGACTGCGTGTACGTCTGTTTGAACCCTTGATACGGGCTGTTCGCGAGTATCGTCGAATTCTCCGGCACGTACGAAAACGTCTTGATTGACGTGAGGGACGAATCTTTGGTGATATAGTCCTTCACTGGCTCGACGTAATAGTATTCCTTGTAATAGGTCTTCAAATCCGCCGGCGACTTGATCCAAACTTTCTGAACGGAAAGATCGGTCAGGTCAGCCGCGGAATTGAGATCAAAGGGTACTTGGGTACTCGCTATGGTAGTGAGAATCTTATCCTGTCTAGTGGCTTAATTATAGGAACGTTTATTTCTACCTCTGCCCTTATAATTGTCAGTCAATTTATGACAATCTTCGCAAAGTGTTACTCCATTTTCAAGGACAAACCGAAGTTTGGGATAGTGAGCAAAAGATTTTATGTGATGGGCGGTGAGATAAGTTCCAATCTTGCCGCAACCTTGGCATCGAAACTCATCTCTGATAAATACTGCCATACGCCACTCCTTATACTCTGCGGAATAGTATCCAGTTTTATAACCCCTACTAATTCCACCTTTCCACTTAGGATTCTTGCTTCCCGCAAGATAACCTTTAAGTCCTTTGTTCCACGGTGGTTTTCCCTTGCTCCAATGTCCTCTACGAGCGATGGTTCTTTTTATGGACTCCGAAATCTTTCTTTTATGTTCTTCGGAATCGTGCTTTCCAAATCTATGATTTTTAGCACCTTTTTGTGCTTCACTCATTTTTCGCCTCGTTTCTTCAGAATGTCCCATTCCTATAATTAAGCCACTAAACTTTCAAAGAATCAAGTTTTTTACTTTTACGTTAAGCTTGCCGATTTGGTGAAATAGCCAATAAGCTGCGCTCCGGTCGATGTCGGTCCGAGCGACGTCGTGATGAAGTAACCGTTCGATCCGCTCAAACTCGAGGACGTGTTATTCAG